CAACGTATTCTGTGGTAATGCCACCACGCGGCAAGCCAGTAATAAATGAACCAAATTTTTCCAAACTTGCATACGGAAGATTGGCTGTGTAATCATAGCGTTCTTTTTCAGCTTTTTGTTCAGCAGCCGTGTAACCCTCACCAACTTGACCAGCAGCAAGCAACCTATCAATATCAGCATAGTCAGCAGCAGCAAGATCAGGAGCCATACCAGCAGCAGCCATGCGTGTAGCTATATCCTCGCCTCTTACGCCTTGAGCGCCAGCCAGTGCAGCCATTTGGTTAGCGTAGTCACTCTGGTAAACATTCTGACCTGCTTGAGCAGCAGCCATACGATTAGCAAGATCAGAGCCGTAAACACCTTGAGCCGCTTGAGTAGCTGCCATTTGATTAGCGTAGGCTTGTTGTGCAGCAGTGCCAAGACCTTGAGCGCCTGTGAGTTGATTGACAAAACCTTGTTGCGAAAGACCACCAAGAGATTGCAGTGCTTGTTCTTGCAGGCCACGCTCTTGCTGGTAGTTTTGCAGGTAGGCTTGTTGATTCTGTTCAGCCAATGCCCTAGCAGCAGCATCAGTCATCTTGCCAGCTAATTGTTGCTCTGCACCAGAACCATAGCGACCAGCCATTGATGTCTTGCTTTGTAGGCCACGTATGCCTTCTTGCAGTGATTCAGCCGATAAACGATTAGCCTGGCTTAATGCGCCCTCAAGGTATGGACTACCACCAAGGTAAGCGCCTTGTGACGTTGCACGAGTTCCAGCTAATGCCTCATTCTGCATTGCACCGCCACGCATCCCCTCATAAAAGGATTGATTAGGATCAACGTAAGAGTTTTGAGCTAGATTAGAGAATTGCTGTTGATACGGGCTTTGAGCTTGACCAATCTGATCGAATACAGAACCATAGCCGCTAGTCTGACCTGCTCTGCTAGCATATTGTGATTCGTAAGGACTTTGAGTAGCCATCAAACTACTAACAGTGCCTTGAGCCTCACCCAATAATGGATTACCAGCAGCAGCTCGATTCTGCGCTAACTGCAAAGCTATCTGAGTGTTTGTACTAGGCTTAACGTAAGTATCCCCGCTGTAATAAGCAGGGCCACCTGTGTTATAAAGTCTTTCTGCCTCACTTAATGCTAAATCTACTTTAGGACGTAGTTTAGGATCAAGCATTGTCTCCGTAGGAGTAAAGCTACTACCAGCAGATGGGCCACCCATAATTAAACCTCACTTATCCATAGTCTAGGGCTAAATCCAAGACTCTTAGCCCTCTTAATCCAGCCTTTTCGATGGCTAGAAAATGTTATATATTTTGCGCCACCTTGACGTGCTACCTCTTTTATGTATTTTAATCCATTTTCAAGGTTATCATGTCTATTTTCTAACGACCAACCAGCCCAAACGTGCAATTTATTACCGTCAGGCTGCAATACCCAATACCCTATAACTCTACTGTTATCAATCAACGCCCAAAGCATCGATCTACCGTTATAGCAATCTACATACACATCCTCAACAATCCAATCTTCAGGGCTTTTTGTCTTAACATTTTCTAGTCCTGGTCTAACGGAAGGCCACCACGACCTTAGCTCTTGCGGGGTAATATATTTAGTTTCCATTAGCCAACAATAACATAATCGTAGGTTCTCCCTGCAACTACATTTGCTGCGTGTGAAATAACAGCGCTACCTTGTGACGTTGAGCTGATATATGGGTCTTCAAATGTGTTTGTTGTGTATCCATTAGAGGAAACGTGTTGTATCGTAAAAATCACAGATGGAGTTGCTGGCCTTGTAGGGCTTGTTTGAGCAGGAATATTCTGCATTGACACATTTGTATTGCTTGCGCGCCACATAATCTCAACGTAATCATTTTTAGCCATTGGTAAAAAAAAATTAAGCGCTGCAATTAAGCCGCCATCTGTAGAGCCATGTCTGTTACTAATACTGAATTCGCTATTTGACTTAGGCACGTTTACACCGTTCTGTCTAAACCAGATACTAACGTCCTGAATTTGAGAGTCTGTATTTGAAAACTGTGAGCTAAATTGAATATTCCATAAGCCAGAATAAGCTACTGTTACCCTTGACCCGCTAACCACAGACACGCCTAACGCATAATCCGTGGTGTTATACGTCATTGGATAAGCAGTTGTCGTACTTGCAATAGTCTGATCTGTATCGTCTTGGAATGCACCATATGGAACATAAGATGTTGACGATACCAATGCAGTAGGAGTTAATAGAATTACACTATCGTAGCCTATACGCTCATTGTAGATTGTCGTGCTAGTAGCGCCACCAGTGGCTAGCGTAACGGAGCCAGTATTATTGGTCTTTCCGTCCATGATGCCTCGCACTACTTCTGCGACAGCTCGCTGATCTCCACCAAATGGAGGAAGCGTTCTAAACTGTGTCATCTGCCACCTTGTTTAGTAATATCAACATCTACACCCACACAAGTAGACCATGAGCCAGATGGAATAGTCTGCACTCGCATATATCTACCAGCAGATCGTAATGACGCTCTACCCTCTGTATCAGCCGCTACAGGCGTTGTATAGCTAATAGCGTCAGATAAGTTAGCTCTAGCTGAAACAGCTACAGAAGCCGATCCACCGTCTACCAATGGCCTAGCAAGTGTAATTACAGACCTGCCAATATCAATATCACCAGTGACGATAGACGCTGTTTTGTTAGCACCACCAAAGGTAATGATCTTCTGGCCTGACACACCTGCAAATAGCGGATCACCACCAGCCCATTGTCGAGCATCTAGCGAGACTGTCAGCGCATCAATACTGGTACTGTACAAATCCAATCCTTCAAGCGTTACCGATGGCGTAATAGCGATAGCTACAGCAGATGCAGTAGTTTCAACGTAAGACCATTTACCTGTATCAATGCTATAGATCAAGATTAATTGACTAGCAAATACGTTAGTAAAACACCAAGCAACAAGACGCTTAACAGGATCAACAGCAGATGACATTATGCCAAAGCTATTAGGATCAGCGTTATCAAAGAACCAGTTGTCTACCTTACCAGCACTAATAGACTTAACAGTCTGACCGTCAGATGCGTAGAATCCGTCATTAGATAAAAAGTAAGTTAATCCATTGTATTGAGCGATACTGCCATTGGATAAGCAGCCAATACCACGCGAGATAGCATCAAATTGGAAGAACAAAGGACTACCAATATAAGTCATGCGGTAGATAGCTTTTTCAAGCAAAACCAAGCCATACTCACCACCAGCCAAGCCCATAATATCGCCACCGTCAGCGATTACCTGGCTATCTGATTGACTTGTTGCGCCAGGCGTCCAGTTAGACTCGTCGTTAATGTCAGACCAGTAAACCTTGTTTTCATATCCAGTAACATTAGCAGCTACAACAAAGTCTCGTACTATCGTAATGTACTTAGCAGTAGGCGCAGCAGCAGCTACATCTACAAAATAGTTAGTGGTGTTTAGATCAACTGCTTGTATTTTACTAACTCCATTAGCCAGCAACATTACATCGCCAAACTGAGCAGCATCCCAATACTCAATGCCAATATAACCAGTGGTGGTCATTGCATTTAATGCGCGAGTAGAGTTATCGTATTTAAATACCTGTGTAGCGCCAGCAGCAAATAGCGTAGATGTCTGAGCATACTTACCAGCAAAGGCTGTCAGCAATGTTTGACCTGCGCTACCGCTTAAATCTGCCTCTGACTGCATTGGCTCATAGCCATTAGTCACAGGTATGCAGTTCTTAGCTTCTGTAAGCGCACCAGTAACGCCAGGTTGATCTGGTAGCCATTCGCCAAATACTAATTTTGTCTGAGCCATGTATTACTTTCAGCAGGTATATTTGTCCATGTATTACTATTAGCAGAAATATTACTCCATGTATTAGGAGACTCAGTTTCATCAATCCATTCATCACCAATAATTGCACCAATTGTTACAACTATTGCATCAGCTACTATATTAGCAAAACCTGAATAATTAACATTTGGACTACAATCTATAGTTGCATATCCATTTATATTAGCTTCTGCATTAATTTCCTTTGCCCCATCAGCAACAACTAACGCTAATCCTAAAATATCAGCTTGACCAACATATATATAATTACCAGCAGCAGTAACTATAGCAACACTATTAATTGCAGCAGACGCGTTATAAATTGTTGATCCATCGCATACTATTGTAGCAACTCCATTAACTACTGCATCTCCAGATACTATTAATCCAGATAAATCAGTTGATATTGCAGCAGCAGATAAAGGATAAAATCCAAGCATTACTTACTCCGGTTGCGTAGGCCAAGTAATTTCCCAGGGAAAACCTACTTGCGAGCTAATATCCCTTAATTCTTGACGATACGTAGCCCAAATAGCCTTGTCTACGGTAGCGTCGCTAATCTGCGTCCAATCACAATCAGCAAGCAAACGATTGCGGTTTGACCGCATCTGACTAGCCTTGCTAGACGTTGCTGATGCAATCTCATCCTCAGTTAGCGATTCTACTTGAACCGTAAACACTTCATTGTTTTCTACGTAAGGAGCAACTTGCGATAACTTTTGCGTCATCCGATCATGGTCTTTAAATAGATTAACTGGCAAGCAGCCGTTATCAACCATAAACTGTGATGATGGGCCACTGGCAGGAAACGAGGTGTTAGGAAACAGTT